AATTAGTCGAGCCTTATTTGGAAGAGTTGGTACAATCTGATTGTACTCATTACCATCTTCATCCTTAAAGACCTTATCCTGAGAATGTGAAATCATGACTAGACCATAACCCATCTGCGGAATCGAACGAATAGCTTCGTCAAACTCCTTTGCGGCTTTAGTCCAACCTTGACCATATGGAATTTCATTAATAGCTGAAACACCAGCTTGTGCGCAAATATACTTTTCGCATAGATCATACGCAATGTCTCAATTTGTTATCTTATAGGCTTTTTATCCTATAATTCTTATACTTCTTTTTTGTATAAGTTCAGCATATCTTTTATTCCTCACGTAAGGAATTAGAGTCTCGTGGAGTGCTCAATAAAGATGTAAATTTATCTCTTTTCCTTTGTAGATAAAGAAAAGGATTATTTTTATAAATTTCATTATAAAATTTTTGAACCATATCAAAACGATAAATGTTATATGAATACATAATGGTATTTGAATCTGTTAGCTGTTTTGTGTAATAAGCAGATGTATAAATTGAATATTCTTTAGACAAAGTTTCAGAAATCCAATCCATCATCGCCTTAGATGCACCATCAATCTTTACCATAGGTTTATCTTCAATAACTCTATTATGGCGAATACATACTGAACCATCGGCATCAAAATATCCTCTAATATAATCAATATGAAATTCTGAAGGTAAAAGAGTAGGTGGTTGCAAAGTAAATGTTTTATTAGGAGTAACTCCATATTTTGCTAAATCATGTTTCCATTCATGGGACCAAACAGAGAATTTACATAAATTTTGTTCTGTTGATTTCTTAATATAATAATTAATAGGACGAGTACTTTTGGTAGCAATTTTAATCTTTTCTAAAATTTCAGCGTCTTTTTGATTGAGATTAATAAAAATACCATTTTCTTTTTTAGAAATACTTCCATCTGCTGCTAGAAATCCAAGAACATATGCCATATCATGACTTGGGGTTTTAAAAAATTCATCATTACAAGAATATTTCCGCTGAATTTGTTTTGCTTCTACATATGTTCTTTTTTTAATATTATTGCGCTTAAGAATAGTTTCAACAACTTTTTGACTATATCCAAATTCTTTACCAGCAGTTTGTAGTCCCATGTTTTTATTCAAGTAATTATCTATTACTACTGATTCGTTTTCAAGAGGAATTTCCTTTGAATTTGTAACAGATACTCCTCGAATTTCAATATCATTCTCTCTTAATGTTCTGTCAATAATTCCTTGACTAACCTGTTTTTCAATCGCTATTTTTCTTTTTGATTTTCCATTCATATATTCAGAAATAATATCGTTAACTTCTTCTTCAGAAAAAGTAATTTTTTTTGTCATATATCTTCTCCTCCGAGCCGATAGTCTTTATTAGTTTAACTCTATGCGTTGTGCGTGACTATAGTAACATAATCTTCCGCTCTGATTCCCATCACAGGGTTCCAGATTTTACTCTAATTATTCAAAAAGTATTGCTACTTTAAGCCGCAGATTCTACGGTATCCATTACAATATTGGAGAAAGTATTCTTTGCGTTATCATCCTTTAGTTGGCGAAGAACTTGCTTAAATTCAGACCATTTATTAATAGGCTGTGCCATTACGCCTGGAATTGCTAGATAACCAGTCTCAAAGGCTAGTAGAAGTGCCTTATCAAACTTCGCAGCAGTTGTTGTCTTACCAGTTTTCAATTTGTTATCCTATAGGCTTTTTATCCTATAGCTCTTACGGTTTCCCGCAAGTTCAGCATATCTTTTCTTCTACGTGAGAAGTGGAGTCTCTTGGATAGATTATATTCTTTTCAGTTTCACTATCTATGCGTTGCGGCTGGCAAAGCTTTTAAACAATGCCTTCACCTCTGATTCCCATATTTAATAAATAAACTTAGGGTTCCAGTTTTTTACTCCAATTTAGATAGTTATCGCTAACTAAATGCCCAAAACTTTAGGCTCACCGTAGAACAACACAGTATATCCAGAAAGGTCACGACTTACTTCATGAGGTTGAATAGAAAAAATATCGATACCCAAAATATTTCCTTTCTAATATTATATCCAATAGAAAAAGAAGGTGGGAATATTTCATCCCACCTTATTCAATTATATTTTAAAAATCGAAATCGTCATCATCATCGTCTGATGCATTATCAAATGGAACATCATTCTTAGGAGCTGCGGCAAATGCAGATGCATTACTACGAGAAGCAAGATACTCTTCATGATTACGCTTAACTTCTGCAAGTCGCTCTTCACGAGCTGCTAGAGCTGCCTTGAGTTCCTTCTTAGTGATTGTAGAATCATCATCAAATTCCATTGGCTCGGCAGAAGAACCTACCACATCCCAAGAACGAATTGTGCGGGTAGTATACTCCTCAGAAGGACCACCCCACGCAGATTCAGTCTCACTCGCAATCTGAATCTGGTCAGACTTAATATTACCCCAAACACGAGTAAGCATAGGATTCTTGTTAGAAATATCCTGGTCAACAAAATAATTAACGCCAGCTTCATTCGTAATCTGAACAGTTACAGGAATTAGGTCTCCACGGAAATTAAAAACATAACCAGAAAGGTCTGCATACTCATTACCAGTAACATTAGACTCACGAGTGCCGCAACCAGAAATTAGCATATCCATATCAAAAGTTGCAGGTCGATCATTTAGCTTCTCGGCAGGAGACATAAAATGAGCGAAAGAACCTTCAATACGCTTGGCAGAAACCATCTCGCCATCTCGACTAACAAAATCATTTACTCCAACACGACCATCAATGCGAACACGAGGAGCATTTGTACCAGCTGTCTCAAAAGTAGTATCACCCTCAATAATCTCCTTTAGAGTAGCATATGTATCATTTGGCTTACCGCTCTTGGCGAAAGTTTCTGTGACATAAATAAAGGATACAGGAACAACATTCATAGCTTCATCATCAGTAGCAATCTGAACTGTACCACCAATATAAGGAACACCCTTCTTAGAAATGCGGGCAGCAAGATTGTGAGAGAAAACGTAACCCTGAACATTGGCCTTATTAACGAAGTTCTTCAACTTATTCTCCTTTTAACTCTTTGTTAATTAATTACATTTATATTATAACTTATTTTTTATTTACTGTCAAATTATTTTTATAACTCTTCTCGCTTAGGATAACGTCCACATCCATATGCTTCAGTACAATATCCGCAAACTTCACACTTTGTTTTAAAAATAATATCACAAAGAGTATTCCACTCTTCTGAGTAAGCACGAAGTGCGGCATCAAGGTCATCCATCATATCTCGCATTTCATGATATGCGCGACTACAGCTACGAATTGCATACATATTCTGTAGGTCACGAGCATTTTTCCGCATTGAAAGACGAGTAGTAAGATTTAGAGGAAGTAGAGCAGATGCATCTTCCTTTGGAATCTTATATTCATCAATAAGGGTTAGATAATTTTCTCCAATAGTAGCCATAGTATCTTGATATAGCTTTAGTGCATCCTCATTCGCCGCAATCTTTGGAGGAGTAACATAACTAAAGTTCTTTTCTGTAAACTTAACATATCGTGTTGACTCTTGGACTACAGAAAGACCATCACCAACATGCCGCATCATTTCACGAACTGCCTTGATACTATAGTCCTCTAGCTCCATGAATACTTGCGGAAATTCGAGAACACGACCATGATTAGAAGTGATACACTCTAGACCTCGCTTATAGTTCTTAGTATCACTAGTAATATCTGAACCATATGCTACGCCAGACATTAGGCCAGCCAGTGTAATAGGATTCTTCGTAGTTTCATCTAGAATAGTAATCTTACCCAAATGTTATCTCCTTAAAATTGGTCACTGTTGTTAATTCGCTTATCTTCCTTATCAAATGCATCAAGTAGCTTAGTAATAATTGGATGACGTACTACATCTTCGTTACCCATTTTAACTACGCCAACACCATCAATATCCTTACAAGCATGTTCTAGATAATCTAGACCAGAACGCCTATCGCTATCCTTCTGAGCTGGGTCGCCAATAATACAAATTTTACTTTGTTCACCAATACGAGTTGCAACTAGTTTTGCGAGAACGATTGAAGAATTTTGCATTTCATCTGCGATAACAAAGCTGCGATAAAAGCTAAGACCTCTCATCCGGCCAAGTGCAATCATGCGAATTTTATCTTTATCAATATGAGATTGAAGTTGCTCTTTACCAAGAACACGTTCAAAAACATCAAGACAAGGTAGCATCCAATTAGTGAGTTTAGTATTCATATCACCAGGCTCTGCACCAATTTTTTCTCCGCCAGCTTCAACAAGAGGACGGGTAATAATAATATTATCAATCTCTCGATTAATTAGCATATTAAGACCATATGCAACAGCGGTAAAAGTCTTTGATGCACCAGGAGGTGCAGTACAAATTGTAATATCATTATCTCGAAGAGATTGCAAATAGCGAGTCTGTCCAGCCGTCTTAGTGCGGATTTCCTTTTTACCATATTTAAGAATTACGTTATCTTCCTCTGGAATATAAATACTGCCTTCACGACTTTGTTTTAGAAACAATGCAACATCAGTGGTAGTCAGACCTTGTTTCGCTGCTGTAATTTGCATCATGCGGTCAAAAACTGCACAAATTCTATCTACTTCTATATCACTACCAAAAACATCAATTTGATCGCCACGAACAGACATCTTACAGTCTGTATCTCGCTTAATCATATTTAAATATGCATCTTTAGTTCCTAGTAGTTCAACAATATCTAGAAATTCTGGAATCTCAATCGTAGTTTGCTTCACCTAATCTCTCCTTTAAGGTTCGACCTCATTTTCTATAATTATATTATATCAAATTAAAGTCTATTCGTCAAGGACTATTTTAACTCTTCTTTGCGGCGATATAAAACATTCCCGCAAATAGAACAGCACCACCAATCATATTTCCAATAGTAGTAATAATAAGATTCAAAATAGCCAGTCCAATATTAAATTCAACTCCTGCTCCGACAGAAAGAAATCCGCCCAGTATAAAGAACGTTTGATTTGCAATACAGTGTTCAAATGCACATGCAACAAATGCAGAAACAGGAAGAAGAGCAGAAATAAATTTGTCTATCAAATTACTTGCATTAGTAGCGATAAATACTGCAAGACATACCAAGAAATTACAAAGAATCGACCTCACAAACATTTGTCCGATAGGCAAAGAATATTTAGTAACAGCAACAGTGATTGCAGTTTGACCTACTAATCCTCCATTTAGCTCTCCAAAGCCAGAAAAGAATAGGAGTAATGAAATTCCAAGAGAACCTATAAAATTTCCAGCCCAAACTAGAGCAAAATATTTAATAAGTGATATACAAGAAGTGCGATCAAGTGGATAATCTGTTACAGAAAAAATAAGACAATTACCAGTAAATAGTTCTCCACCAGTACCTAGGATTGCAAACAAGCCTAGACTAAATGCTAAACCGCATAGTAGAGACATAATTGCAAAACTAAGGTTAGCATCACTCTTGATTAGAATCATAAAAGCGGCACCTAGTGCAATAAAACATCCAGCGAGAATAGATAACATAAAAATCTGTCCAGTTTCTCGTTGAGTCTTAGCTAAAAATGAAGAGGTCATTTTAGCTAAAATTGATTCAGGATTCAATATTCCTCCTTAATTATTACCAGATGTAAGGTTATATCCATATTCACAAGCATTATAAAGATTAATATAATACTTTTCTTTTTCATTTAGTTCAGAAGGTTCACAAGACTCCAATAGCTCAAAAGTAAAATTCTCTAGTCCATCTTGTAGCATGGCCGCATATAGTTTATTATTCTGCGGAGTATCGATGCCTAAACCTTTCTTACAATGTTGTAGCCATCGTTCCCGCATATCTACTGCTTGGCCTATATATACTTTTTGATTATCCATATTTGTAATCTTATAAATGCCGCACACTTTTTCTGTGCCTAGAATAAGAGGAAATTTCTTCTTTGCTATTGGTTGATAATATGTTTGCCAAATTAGCATAGCAACAACTCGTGGCTTACTAATCCTATATTGAATAGATTGTAAAAATTTTACATCTTGTTTATCTTGTTCAGATATATCAAGCCTATATAAATTAGCTTGTTCCCGCACAGCCTGTTCTCGTTCTAGTGCTTCAATAGTTGCGGCCTTCTGATTCTGCAAAGATTTTAGCTGCGAAATTAAAGTTTCAATTTCCGCATCATAGCTTTCTTTCTTAGTAATATATTCATTATCTAATATGTCATTTTTTTCTTTATATTCTTTATTCAATAGAAGAATAGAAGATTCATATTGTTGTTGATATGCAGCAGACTTTTCTTCATGCTCTTTGCGGGCCAAGTCTGAAGCATCATTAATCATTTGTCGCTTATCTTGATATTCAAGATTAATTTCTTCTATTCTTTGTCGAGCAAGATTTAGATTTTGATTTTTAACTTGAATAGATTGATTTAGAATATCAATATCTTTTTTAAGCTTTTCTTTTTCTTGCTCAAAGGCTGCATTAGATTTTTCAAATTCTATTACAACCTTTTTATGTTCTCCTATTTTGTAGAATACAATACTAGCCACTATGATTAATACAAGGCAAGTAATAATTATGGCATACATTATACTCCTTAGAATAAAAAAGGGAAGAAGAATATTATTCTCCTTCCCTAATCTGAAATGGAATCTTTAATTACTCTGCAATGGCCTGTGGATCAAACTCACGACCAGCATCAGTAAGGGCAATAACCTTCTTCTCCATGCCCTCAACCTCAAGACGGGTAACAAGACCACGCTTAGCAAGACCAGTTGCGATACCGTTAACAGACTTTACATTAATGCCCGTAGCCTCAGCAATCATGGGAGCAGTCTCAAGCTCGCCACCCATATCCTGAAGGTGAGAAAGAATAACCTGTGCGTTCTCAGAAAGAATTGCCTTTGCCATTTCAAAACTCCTTTTGTCTCATAGAGCTTTATTGCTCTTTTTACTTTGTTGTTAATATTATTATAAATTATAATTTAATATTAGTCAATAATAATTTTGAAGAATTTTTATCGAAGTTCTTCAAGCTTACACTCAGAAGCATCCTTATCTGGCCGCATCTGAATAAAAATAGGATGCCGCAATGCCCCATCATCAGTCCAAGACATAGCCTTAACCTGAACAACATTGCCTATATAATTGTGCGGATTTTTAGCCATATCTTCCCGCATAATATCAGTTAGACCACTGGCAACTTGACCAATTTTTACTAGCTCACCATTTGTATCATATGCGGATACCTCTAGAGCATTTTTCCATCCATAGAAGGCAGCTTTTGTAATTAGATTACCTTTTTCATCTTTAAAAGGCCATGTATCTGCTTCTTTACCTTCATAATAATATGTTGGGTCCAATAGCGCAGTAACAACTAGGTCAATATCACTAGCAATTTCCTTTTTAATTTTAAACATTTCCTTTGGCCTGCGAGTGCCAGGATTATAGGGTTGGTCTTTTGCTCGAATGACCATTCCTTCTTCTCCATCTGCAATTAGTTCTTCTGCTTTCTCAAGCAAATCTGTATCAGCAGAATCATAGAAAGTAGCTAGCTCAATTTCATCTGTGCGGATAGGAGAAATATATTTTTCTAGGTCCGCATACCGTTGTGCATAACCATCTTTCTTTTCCACATAATTATATCCATCCCACATAAGGACATCATGTACCCATAGATGAAGCTTTTCATTCTTTTCTTGGCGAGCAACTGCTTCTGGCTGTAGACAACCAAGAATAGTAGTTACATCCTTAGAAGTACCATTGGGCAAATATATTTCAGCCACAATAATAGAATTATCAGGAAGATACTTTTCTGCCCATTCCTTAATGTGCGGCACATGGTCAATCTTCTCAGTAGGCAACCCAGTCTTCTTACTCACATTGCGAGCAAACATATAAACTTTACCATTCATTTTATAGATAGATTCCCAATATCCATCCTTCTTAATAGAACCAATCCATTTATTAGTCTTTAGAGCTTGCTCATAATTTTTAAATGGCTTTCCTACAAGCTGTGGAGAATAAATTTCAAACCCATCTGGATGTGTATAGCTAATAGTTGGCATATAGAATAACTCCTTAACTCTTAACTTTATAATATTATTATATATTATTTTTAGAAAAGAGTCAAGGAGTTTTATTTTATTTATTATTTCTTGACAATCTTACCTTTTCCGCCACGTTTCTGAACATGGATTTCAAGATTTCCAAGATTAGTCTTAACCTTAGAAGCATTAGAATCAGAAATAATACATTCTACTACTTCATCATCCTCACCCAAGTTAATTCCCTTGACACCAGCAGCCGCACGACCTACCAGCCGCACATCTTCTGCTTCAAAAGAAATTACATAGTTGCTCTTGGTTACTAAAGTTACAATACATCCATTAGTTTCATTAATTGACACTACAGATGAATTTTCCTTTAGCTTACATGCCATCATTCCATTTAGATTGCGGGTAGTGCCAATAAATTCTGTTTTATCAATCTTCTTAATCATACCATTATTAATTGTGAAAAGAAGATAAGGTCGCTTATCATTAATATCCATAGAAGAAATATTAATAATCTTTTCGCCTTCATTAAGTTTAATGATTGAGCCTATAGCAGTTCCCTTATCCTTTGGCCCGCACTCTTTAATATCCTTTCCACTAATGCGAAAGAATCGTCCTTGATTAGAGAAAAGCAGAATCAAATCTTTAGTTGTAGTCTTAAAAGAATCAAAGCCATTATTACGATATTGAGTGACAGGAATTGCCTGAACATATCCAATAGGATTAAAAGCTACAACAATATCTTTAACTACCTCTTCTGTTTTCTTCTTTGAGCCAATAGTCTTAACAATATCTTTCTGAATTACTTGAGTGCGGCGAGGAGTACCATATTTCTTAGCAAGATTAGAAAGTCGTTCAACTAGAATATTTTTCTGTTCATCTTCACTTTCAACCACCTTCTTACATTTTGCCGCAAAATCTTCCTTCTCCTCTTTCTCTTGGATTAACTTATCTTCTTCTAGCTTAGATAGACGAGATAGTTTCATATCTAGAATAGCTTTTACTTGAATGTCATCTAGATTGAATCTATTAGTTAGTTCTGTGGAAGGATTAGCTGAATGACGAATAATTTCAATTACATCTTCAATATTAGATAGAGCAATTAGGAGTCCTTCTAGAATATGGATGCGGGCAATGGCTTTGCCATAGTCAAATTGATGCTCACGTTTGATACAATTAGTATTATGGTCAATATAAACATCAATCATATCTTTGGTAGTAAGAAGTTTTACTGATTTATCTGGCATAAGAGCAACCTGATTAACAGGATATGAACAGCGAAGCTTAGTTCTAGAAAGTAAATCATTAATTGCATTTTCAGGATTGGTTGATTTATTAATCTTAATCAGAAGCTCAATCTTACCTTCGCCACTGTTGTTTAGAATATCATCAATATATGTAATCTCTTCCTTCTTACAAAGCTCTACAATTTGATTATAAATATCATCAAATGGAGTATTAAAAGGAATTTCAGTAATGATAATATTATTCTTGTTAATAGTATACTTACTATCAACAATGATGCTACCTTTGCCAGTAGAATGAACATTCTTGATAACAGATGGATTGATAATGGTTCCGCCAGATGCAAGGTCGGGATAAATATTATCAACTTCACCAGTATTGATATAGTTAATAATCATATCCTTTACTTCATTTAGATTATAGGTTAGATAATGACATGCACAACCGTATCCCATTCCTTGATTTGGTAGACAAAATAGACCAGGGAAAATCGCAGGAAGGGTTTCAGGCTCTTCTTCTTCATTTGTAAAGTTTGGAATCCAGTCAACATTCTTCTTATCTAGACCCTGTAGGAAACCATCTTCTGCAATCTTTGAAAGCCTCGCTTCTGTGTAACGCATTGCCGCGGGACCATCACCAAATTGAGAACCATAGTTTCCATGAAAATCTAGAAGAGGATAGAACTGAATCCAAGGTTGAGCAAGTCGAACAAGAGAATCATAGGTAGAAGCATCGCCGTGCTCTGTAAATCTTGAAATCAACTGACCAACCATATATGCGCACTTCTTATACTTTGAATTGCTGTTAATCTTGTCCGCATACATTTCAAAGATAATTTTCCTATGGATTGGCTTCAAACCAGTTCTCGCATCTGGAATTGCTCGTAGCTCATTAACAGCAGTAGAATATGTTTGCATATTCTCTTTCATAAGCTCTACAATTTCCATTATACCTCCACATTTCCAAAAACAAATTCTTTTTTAGGAGTTGAATTTTTGCCCATCAAATCATTAATAATCTTTGTAACAGCCTTAGCATCTTCAATAGTTACCTGTTGAATATTGCGGGTTTCGGGCCGCATAATCATCATGCCAAGCTCTTCTGGTGAAGCTTCACCAAGACCCTTGAAGTATGTAAGTGTGAAATCTCCCTTGTGAGTTTCCTTAAAATCTTGTAGTGCTTTCTTATCATCAAGATACTTATATTGCTTGTTCCATTCTGCTTTATAAAGAGGTGGTAGTGCAATATAAACATATCCATCAGATATAATCTCTGGAACTAGAGTCCATAGTATTGTAAGAAGTAGAGATTGAATGTGATTCATATTATCCATTATTTCTAATGGTACTGACTATATCTTAACATCTATAAGATGCAATTCCCATTTCGAGTTGTGTATCAATAACAACCCTACTCTCCCGATACGGAGATAGTCGATACAGGATTATAATTACTAGTATAATAATTATTTTCCCACGGGATTACCATGCTAAAGCTAGTTTAGGTTTCCCCGTTAGCATATACAATATTTATTAATATATATACCCCTGTGACGAGCAGGAAAAGGAATAACAGGCAGTCTTATCTACCATCTGGGTCACGATCGGCCGCAATAATGAACTTTCCATATCGCAGCTTCTCCTTTTCATATATAACTTTCTTACCATCAGGAGTCCAAGATAAACCAAGAGCCTGAACAATATTCATTACTTCTTGGTTTTTGTGAACAGAATCGATGGATGCAGTTAGTACGTTTAGTGGCTTTCCTCTAAGACCCATCACAGCTTGAGTTTTCGCGTTCCTAATAGTCTTAGCACCACCACTCGCGCTATCTCCTTCTGTAACATACAATTCACAATTTTTTCTATCTTTTGAACTACAATCAGCTAGTTTGGTTGGCATATCCATAAATTTCTTAACAGAAGATGCAGCTTTATTCTTAACTGCCGCACGAGCTTTCTTTGCAGCTTCAGCAGCTTTACGCGCTACAAGCGCAGATTCAATAATTGATTCACCAAATTTTGGATTTTGGTCTAACCAAAGTTCAAATTCTTCGCTTAATACAGAATTAATAAAACTATTATCTTCAGTAGATGTTACTCGTACTTTCGTTTGTGAGTCATATCTAATATTTGGAGAAATCAAATTAAAAACTACTGATATTCCTTCCTGAAGAGCAGAACCAGGCAAAGTTTCTTTTTCTTTAAGTAGTTTATTCTCCTGTCCCCATTTATTTAGTGTTCTCGTAATACAAGATTTAATTGTAGATATTGGTGTTCCAGCTTCAATTGGAGAATAATTGCAAAAACTATAAAAATCTGTTGTAGATTTAGTACCAAAAGACATAGCAAGAACTAGTCTTTGATTGCCAATTTCTTTATCCATAACAAACGGGGTAGAAATAATTTGAATGTCATTTCCAATTTTTCTCTTTAGTAGGTCAGAAAGTCCATCTGGATTGTAAAATTTCTTTCCGTTAAAATAAAGAGTAAGTCCGTTACATACACAAGAAATATTAAGAAGATTTTCATTAATTTTTGAACGACTAGGTTTTGGGTCTTTGAAAAATTCTTCGCTAGGCTGAAAACTTACAGTTACACCATGCTCATTTTTCCCGCACTCGCCACTTTCACGTCTATCAAATTTTCCTTCTTTAAAATAAACTGTTTCAAATTCACCATTTCTTTTGGTCGTGGCAGTAAGCCAGTGGCTAAGAAAATTAGTTAGAGAGCTACCGATGCCAAATGCACCAGTTGAAACCTTGTATACTGCATCTTCAGATTTATCATACTTACCACTTGTATTAATATCACCATAAACCATTTCAAGAATGGTTCTATCTCCATCTTTTTTTACATTTGGAATAATACCTTGACCATTATCTGAAACTGAAATTACATTATTATCATCAATAGTCATTACTACTTCATCACAATTTCCAGCAAGAAATTCATCCGTACAATTAAGTACAATTTCTTGCCAAAGTTGTGTACTATCTTCAGTTGACCCGCAATACGTATCAGGGCGAAGTCTTGTGAAGCTTAATGGGTCAAGTTTTTGAATTGAATCTTCATTATATGAATTTTTCAACTCTTACTCCTTTCCATTTACTTTTATCTTCATTACTATTATATTATACCACATATATTAATTTTTGTCAAATAAAAAAAGAGTAAGGTATTTCTTACCTTACTCTTATAATTTATTTATGAATTTTAGTATTCTCCGAGATTATACTGAGTGCAACGCTCTTTCCACTCTTCAGCAAAATTATCATAATGAGTATCCATGATAAAGTTCGCAGCCCAACAGTCAATACCTTCATCACCATACTTGCTGATGATTTCATCAATAGTAGAATCCATAGAATGTACATAATCAATAAAGTCTCGGTCAAAGGCAATTTCATGCGCCATTGTTGCATTAAATCCAGCACGACGACCACAATCATTGCCAGTAGATACCATTAGAAGGTCATCATAAACATCTTCATATGACCTATCAGAATCATATTCAAGAATGTCATTAACATAATCAAGAAAATCATCCATTACACTATTATAATACCAGCTTTTAACGTTCATCGTTCCAAGTCTCCCTAATTGTTTCAATAATTTCTTCAATAGAAATAGGACAAAGATTGTTGGCATCTACTCCAACATTTATACCAGCCTGCGGCCACAGTTCTAGTTTGTTCTTGCTGTGAGTATGGCCATGCAGATTCCAAACTCGATTTCGCACTCCCTTATCGTCAAAATTGGTCGTTAGCATTGGATAATGTGAAAGCATGAACTTCCACTTATGATATGTAAAAGAACTAGCATAGCCAAAAGAGGTAGTATCAAATCCAATGTCATCATATGCATCTAAACGAGGAAATGAATCATGATTTCCAATTAAAACCTTAACCTTGACAGTAAAGTCTATATAAGACAATTTATGGACGTTCTCAAGAGGTCCAAGAGACAAATCACCAAGTACAATAAGAGTGTCTCCTTTATCAACTGTCTTGTTGATATTGTCTATAATAGCTTCATCGTGTTCTTCAATAGAAGAAAATCCACGAGAACGCCAGATAAAAGGTTGGTCATGACCTATGTGGAGGTCAGACGTGAAATATATCATTAATACCTCCGATATTCCAAAATCTTAACAAAACCTTCATCCTCAGTTGGAGGATTAAACTGCTTAAACTGCCGTTCGATGATGTAGCGAGGAACCTTACGCTTGCGGTTTTCATTCTGTCGAAGTGCAGTTTCAAGAGAAGCAGTAACTACAACAGCAACAAAATCAACTCCATCAAAGTTGCGCATACAACGCTTGCGGACTTTGCGACCAAGAGAAGTAGAATCAATAACTACATTCTTGCCAGTGCCAACTGATATGCGGGCAGCAGCATAAAGATTACGGAAAACCTCATTAGCATCACCTTGAATTGAAGAATCACCGTACAGCTGCTCACGCATGTCATCTGAGGAAAAGATTTCTGCATCATAAGTAGCAGCAATGGAATGTGCAACAGTGGTTTTCCCGCAGCCAGCAGGTCCGCACATAATGAAAACAGTAGGCTTATCCATTTCAAGTTTCCTTTCCTCTTGGTTTCCCTCAACTTGTTAATATTATTATAGCATAAAGAAAGACCACTTGTCAAATGACAAATGGTCTTCTATAAATTCTTTATAATATTAACCCTTGTAATGCTTTAGATAATCATTCTTGCGGCCAAGAAATATATTACGAGCATATGACTGAATTTCCTTTGGCATATTTTCAGTAATATATATCATCGCTTCCTTACGAGAAGGATTGCGGCCAATGCTAGAATACATCTTCTCCATATAATCAAGAACAGTCTCAATAATATGTTCTTCATACTCTACAGCATCATGTACATAAGACATAACGATGTCATGATATGCCGCAGGAATCTTAGAAATAAAATCATCTAAATTTCCAGCACGCATAGCCGCAATAGTAAGCTTAGGAGACTTAATTGCACTAAGAACTCCATGAAGCTCAACATATGAATCATACTTAATCTTTACACGGAATCCGTCAATATATAGTACAAAACCTTCTGCTTCATTAGATGGAACATCACCAAGAGTAGAAAGAATGTGATAGATGGTATCATCAACTACATTAGTGTGAAGTACATCATATTCTTCTGCTAATTCTACTACCTGTTGCGGATTAAGGCTAATACCAATTTCATTATCAATTACACCAGTAAGATATAGGCCATGTTCAATATTTGAATAGTCTACTACATGCTGGTCAAAATCTGGTTCAATAAGTTCAAATATATAAGTAAAACCTTCACCTTCTTCAATCATAGTCCGCACATTCTCATGATTAGAAATATAATTGTAAGCATATGCTACATAACCATTAGTAGAAGGATCGATTCCAGAAGATGAAGATACTACAAATTCACCCATATAATAAGTTGCGGCAATATAGGAACCATCTAACTTTTCAGAAAAATATACAGTATTAGCATTTTCCATGCGGGAAATGATATTTTCATAGCTAGTTTCCGCACGTTCATTGATATTAAAAAACTTCTTATAAGGCCACAAAACAATATTTTCATTCTTAAAGTCTATAACCAAAGAACGAGAATACTGATAAAACTGGTCATACTTATCCCAAAATTCTGGGTCTTCAAAAGACTCAATTAAAGAACGGTACTTAATAATCATATAATTCTTGTAAGTATTCACAATAAGAGGAGACATGCGGTTATCACGACGAAGAGCATCAATCCAGCTATTTTTTCCATCAAAAGGATGCTTATTCTGATAATTATGCTTGAAATCAAAAACATAGTTCGCAACAGGATTATTAAACATCTCTACCTCTTATCTCTTGGATTATATATATTATATCACAAAATTCATCCAAGAGTCAATAGTTAATTATTCATCCACATTTTCTTTATCTATCATCTTCTTGCGGAATTCACGTTTGCCATTTAGACTGTGCTCAATGACAGCATGATAATTATGCTTCATATCATGATATTGCTCTTGGAGAAGACTAAGTTCACGACCCATAACTTCTACCTGACGCTTTGCGCGAGCAAGAGTAGCGTCGTCTGGAAGAGTATTTTCAGCTAGATTATTAAATAGAATTTCCGCACCACGCTTACGTTCACGCATCGCCTTAATCTTCTTCTTCATAGACTTTAGTTCTGCTTTGTAATGTGCGGCTGCACAACCGTCCCACATGTTTGCAACATCGCTGTCTTCTGGGTGCAGCTTGGCAGTTGCAGTATGAGTACCCCACTGATCAACGAGAGTAACAGTGCTAATGCCAGTTTCAGGATTGTAATCAGAACTTAGAATCTTCTTGTGCATAATACTCCTTAGTTTCGGGAAAAATATATAACAAAATTATTTGGGCAAAATTGGATTAAAAATTTCTGTAGCATATTTTCTTCGACGCCACGGTCAAA